AAAGTCAATTAGAAGAATTACAAAATCAGTTTAGTGAAATAAGGGAAGCTAATAAAGTTCCTGGATTTAAATCTAATTTAACTGATGAAGAAATTGAAGAAGTTGGCGAAGAAGTTTTAGAGTTACAAGATAGAGTTATTAAAGGCACACTCAAAGAAGAGCTTGAAAGTGGTTCTATTAAAGAGCTTGTAAACAAATTAGTTGAACAAAGTATTAATGCTAGAAAAGAACAGGAAACTAAAGTAAAAGAAGATCGACAATGGTTTTGGACCAGCGTTGAACAACAATATCCTGGGGCAGCTAACATTAATAGTAGTGATCCTAATTGGTTTAAATTTTTAAATTCATTCGATCAAATCACGGGTAAAAGATTAAGAGATGTAGGATCTGAAGCCGTTCAAACTGGTGACGTAGATGTCATTGTGAACCTGCTAAAGAAATACAAACCTCTTACTGATCAATCGGTAGCTTCAGTTCAACCTGTTTCTCCGATGCCAGAAACTACTGGAACAAATAGTATTAATGTAAAACAACCTGAAGCTTTTAGTATTAGTAAAGCTGAAGTAGATAAGTTTTATAGTGATATTGGTAAAGGTAAATATTTGAAGCATCCAAAGAAACAAAAAGAACTTGAAGAAAAAATTATGGAAGCTGCTCAAAGCGGAAGAATTTTTTAATAAATATTTTGCCTAAAGCAGCATGTGTATTAATTATTAGTTAGGAGAAATAAAATGGCAAACCCAGGAGTATTCTCCGGATTTAGTTCCGGAAACGCAGGTACACCAAAAGGTGAGGCATATAGTTCCTCAGTTCACAAGTTCTTAGGCGAATCTGGCATGAATTATATCCCTTCCCTGTATGCTGGTCAATTATTGATCAAGTTTTACGAAACTTCTGTATTAGGAGCAATTGCTAATACAGATTATGAAGGTGAAGTTCGTAATCAAGGTGATTCTGTCATTATCAGGAAAATACCAGATATTGACATTAACTCTTATGAAAAAGGTCAGCAACTTGACTTCCAATACCCACAAGCAGATTCAGTTACATTGAACATCAACAAAGGTAAATATTATGCGTTTGTTGCTGACGATGTTGATATTGCACAAACAGATATAAAATCATTTATTAATGAGTTTACTTCTGATGCTGCGTATCAATTACGTAACACTATTGAACAAGATGTTTTGGGTGGAGTTATAGCTGGACCCGCTACAGCTAACAAAGGTAACTCTGCAGGAGTTAGCAGTGGTAACATTGAATTAGGTACATCAACAAACCCAATTCAGTTAACTACTAGCACAATCATCGACAAGATCATTGAGTGTGGTCAAGTTCTTGATGAGCAAAATGTTCCTGAAGAAGGACGTTACTTCTTGTTACCTCCACGTGTAATTTCAATGCTTAAACAGTCAACAGACTTAAAAGCTGCGAACTTAACAGGTGATGCAGTATCACCTATCAGAAATGGGCAAGTTGGAATGATTGATCGTTTCACTATCTATAGCACAAACAATTTGGCAACAAATGCTTCTGTTACAGATGAAAACGAGCCTGATCCAGCTCCCCCTTCTACAGAATCAGATAATGTTAATGCAACTAATGTATCTAACATGTTATTTGGTCATAAAGCTGCAATAACATTTGCATCTCAAATGATTAAATCTGAATCAATGGTCAATCCTCACGGATTTGGTCAGCTATATCGTGGACTACAAGTTTACGGATATCAAGTAGTTAAACCAGAAGCATTTGGAAATCTATATGCTTACACAACATTTACTAGTTCGTAATTAAACTAACGGGGAGGGAAACCTCCCCACTTTTTTAAGGAGAAAAACATGGAACCAACAACTTATCTAAGAAAAAAAGATGATCCATATGTATATATTGCTAGTCCACAATTACTAGAAAATCCTGAGTTATTACCTTGCGACAAAGAAGGAAATTTTCTTACTAGTGGAACAAAGTCAATGGAAAGATTGGACGCTGAATTTGTCAAAGAAAAAGAAAAACTGTATGAACTTGCAAAGGAATTAGGAATAAGTAATCACAAACGTATGAGACTAGCTACTTTAATTAAAAGAATAGTTTCAGAAAAAATAGCTTTAGAAAGAGCTCAACAAGATGGCTAAAAAAGATCAGGGTGAAGATATAGTAATTAAAGGAAAGTTATATAGAGAACCTTCCTCTGATATATATAATTCTGATGAAAAGAAAACTTTTAAGTTTGATGCAAAAGGAACAACCGAAGGTGTCGCTACTGAAGCTACAAATCAAGTTGCTCAGTCTGGAGTTCAAGCTGTCATTGCTCAAGTTCAAACTCAAGCAGCTAATCTCGGAGCATCAGGATTAATTGCAGTAGGTTCTGCTGGCGCTTTTCAAGTAGAACATATGCATGATAATTATACTGAAGCTTATATTAAAGCAGAACCTTTAGTAGAAGAATTAATAGAAACAGGAACTATATCCGTAGAAACTATAGCTGTTTCTCTTCCTCCAGATTCTAAATTTCAAGGTAAAGAATTACCTGTAGCAGAAACAGTATTAGGCAAACCTGTTGGTGAATATAAAAAACAAGTTGATGCTGAAAAAAATAAATCAGATGAACAAAAAGCAATAGAAGAACAATTTAGAAAATCAGTTAGCCCTCCTACACCAGGTGATGAAAAAGATGGAAGTGTAACTTCTATTAATGAAGAAGATAGGAGTATGACATGATTTATTTAGAAGTTATTTGGGAAGCTATTAAAGCTAATGTTATAGCTGTATTAATTGGGTTAGGTGGGTTGATATGTACTATAAGTATATTCATACCCAAGAATAGTAAAATCTATAAAATTATAGACTGGTTTAAGAAAAAGTAGAGGTGGAAAATGCCAGGTAAAAAGAAAGCGAAGAGTAAAGTAAATGAAGCAGGAAATTATACAAAGCCTACAATGCGTAAAAGACTTTTTAATAAAATCAAAGCTGGGGGTAAAGGTGGCAAACCTGGTCAATGGTCTGCTAGGAAAGCTCAAATGCTTGCTAGAGAATATAAAAAAGCTGGGGGAGGATATAAGTAATGCCCTTAAAGAAATCACAAAAATCTTTAAAGAAATGGACTAAGCAGAAATGGAGAACATCTGATGGAAAGCCCAGTAAAGGGAAGAAAAGATATTTACCAGACGCTGCTTGGAAAGCATTATCTCCTGCAGAAAAGAAAGCTACTAACAGAGCTAAAGCTGCTGGAAACAAGAAGGGCAAACAATTTGTTAAACAACCAAAAAGTATTGCAAAGAAAACGAAGAGGTACAGATAATGGCAAAGAAGAAAGATCCAAGATTAGCGAGAGCTGGGGTGAGTGGATACAATAAGCCAAAACGTACACCTAATCATAAAACTAAATCCCATGTAGTTGTTGCAAAGGTAGGAGATAAAATTAAGACAATTAGATTTGGTCAGCAAGGTGTTAAGGGTGCTGGTAAAAATCCAAAGTCGGCTAAAGATAAAGCTAGAAAAAGAAGTTATTATGCTAGGCATAACGCACAAGATGCTAAACCTAGTAAATTAAGTGCAAGATATTGGTCACATAAGGTGAAGTGGTAATGAGATTACAAGAATATTTAGCATTAGGTGGATTATTAATTGTATTGCTTTTAGCAAGTACAGTTAATGCTGACTATACATATAATTTACAAGCAACACTAACTGATTCTTTTCCTGTAACAATAGATCAAGAAACTCATTATTACGATTTATTCTTTATATCTTCTGATGGACCAGCTGAATTAACATTTAATAATTATGATGCTAACTTAATTACTATGCCTGGTGAAGATTATTACAATGATCCATATTTATATTTATATACTTCTTTTGATCCTTTAAATTATGACAATTTTATTTATGAAGATGATGACGGTAATGAAGATTTAGGAGATGGATTATATTTTTATTTAGATAATGTATTAATGAATAATTATCTTGTTGCTATGATTACATCATACGATCCTGATACGACAGGTACAGTTGACTTTTCTATAATAAGTGATAAACAATTGTCTATACAAAATATACCTGAGCCAATGAGTGTTGGTTTAATCTTACTAGGAGGTATATCTTTAATAGTAGGAAGAAGGTTATTATGATGATAAATGATTGTGTAGAAAAAAGTATTGTAGGAACAATAGGATTTACTAGTAGTTGGAATCTCCAATCTATTAATCCTTTGTTGTCATTTACTATATCAATTTTAACAATTGTTTATTTAGTAGTTAGTATAAAGAAAAAGTTAGGAGAATAATATGCCATACGGTAAAGGTACATACGGAAGTAAGCGTGGTCGTCCATCTAAAGCTGGTAAAGCAGCTATGAAAAAGAAAATGACACCTGCGCAGAAAAAAGCATTAATGATGAAAAAGAAGAAGTAAAATGAGTGTTGAACTGTTAGCTATGTTAGGTGGGTCGTTATCAGGTTTTGTAATGAAATTGATAGCTGCTCAAGCACAATCTCAAGCACAAATGCTAGAAGGCATGATGAAAAAACAAAGTGCAGCTGATGATTCAGCTGACAAAGCTGCAGCTCGTACTGGTCAAGCAGGTGCAATAGTAAGGCGAGTAATAGCTATATGTACATTGTTTGCAGTTATTTTTGCTCCTTTTATATTAGCATTCTTTAATGAACCGGTAACTATAGAAGCTAATAAAGCCGGTGGTTTGTTTGGATTTCTTTTTGGAGATATGTTTGCCAAAGGAAATGGATGGATTGAATTAAATGGTTATGTGTTATTACCTGAAGTAAGACAAACAATGCTTGCATTGGTAGGATTTTATTTTGGTAGTTCACAGGTTAAAAGTTAAGGAAATAATATGAATACAAGTGTAGATAGAGCAATAATGAACGGTACAGCTTTTCGCATAAAGACAGAACAATGTGAAAGTCTTGATGGGCAAATAAAAAGCACTTCTAAAAATTATGATAGGTTAGCTCAAGTAGTTACATTAGAAGGAGCAGAACCGCCAGGTTCAGATTCAACTTCTGATGAAAGAACTTTCTTTATGATAGGTCTAGATGCTGAGTTAAATGCAACAAGTGCTGGATGGAATAATGAAGTATACATTTCACCTGGTGGAAAAACAGAAATTTTTATATTGCCAGCTAATCATAAAATTAAAGCTAATAGACGAGTTGCATTAATTATATACGAGTAAACAATATGGCAAAGATTAATAAAAGAGACTATAAGTCTAGAGAAAGACAAAGAAAAAAAAGACAAGGCTTGGAAAG